AGGGCGTCGTAGGTTACTTCGGACATGGGTTCTCCTGCGTTGGCAAGGGCTTGCTGGGCGCGTTGCCTGACTTCATGGGATGGTACGGTGTCGGTTGCGTGTGCGTCGATTATCATGACGTTAGTATATCCAGAATGTTTTTTGCTGGCGAGACAGTTATTTCTTTGATCGAATAACCATCCGGCGCCTGGTGAAATCTTTCTGCGATTTCTTTCAACTTATCATCGCCGATGTTACCCAGCACAGCCAGCAAAATACATTCGAGGGATGTCTTCATCTCCTGTTTCGTATTCCACGGAAACTGTTTGAAGTCTGGGTTTTTGTCCAGCTTGAAGACGAAGTTGTATTTGAAAGATGCGTTGATTATCATGGCTATTCTCCGCAAAAAGAAAGGGGAATAAGCCGAAGCCTACTCCCCCTGTTGTTAGCGAAGCCGGAGTTATGCGGCCCGCTTGTTGGTGGTGTACCACTCGACAGAGTAGTAGCGTTCGACCTTGAGGCGCGGCGTGTTCAGCGGAGTGCCGTCACGCTGCATGGTTTCGTGAGACAGGTTCACGACCACCTCGTTGCCAGGCAGGATGTCGAGGGCGTCGCGGATGCTATTGCCCACGGTCTCCGGCGTGATGCGAGACAGACGATCCTGCACGTAGGACAGGGTCTTGTCGGTGACCCACTGCGTATCACGGAGGCGGCACTTGGAAAGGTCCACGCCCGTCATGTCTTCGGAGTGCATCGGCTCCATGACAGTGAATTCAAGCTCGATGCCCTGCGTACCGCTGTTGGCCTTCACGATCTTGGCGCTGCGAACAGCCACCAGATAGTCGCCTGCCGGGGCCTGGCGGAAAGCCGGACGATCCGAAGCGGTGTTGCTGATAACGGTATCAAAAAGGTCAGCCATTGGCTGGGTTCTCCATAAGGGTTGCGTTCACATAGGAACAGGATGGCGTATACATCCGGGCCACCACCCTGTCAAGTCATTAGCCCAGATATTTTGTAGCAACCATGACGCGCTGTTTGCGACCCGAATTACCAGGGCGCCGCACGCCAGTGTCTGCTATAAAGTTCTTGTCAAGCAATGCCCTGTAGCGAGCAGTGATGCTTGAGTACGCGAAGTCAGGAAAGTTGGCGCGCACTTCATCTGAAATGCAGCCTGTTGTTCCTGTCGACAAAATGAAATCGTAGACCATGCCTTCAAGGCGAGTGGTGTCGATAGCTTCGGCAGCTTCGAAGGAAGTGTCCGTGCCATCATGACGTACCAGCTTGAAAGCATCCGTCCCAAAATTTTCAGCGCGCATGCTCAGGCTCCTTGTTTGTCTAGGAAGTCGGCAGCTTCGATTAGCTTTATAGCCAGGTCGCGTAGTTGGTCGGCGTTGAAGTAAAGGACGGGCGTTGCTTCGGGTGTTACCATCTCGATTTCCACGCTCAGGGTGTTGCCATATTTATTAGGAAGCCAAGGGTTTCCCATCCAGCCGAAGTGGAGGAGGTCGCCATCAATATCTTCAAAAGCGGTGTCTTCCATGGTTAAACTCCTTTCGTCAAGCGGTCCATCATCGAGGCGAGGTCGAAGGGTTCGACTGCTTTGATGAGGTTGGGTGCGGAGGTGCGAAGCGAAGCCTTGTCGGTGGCTGCCGTCTTGAAAGAGCGGTTGCCAGCACGGTCCACTTCGAGGTGCCAGATGTCCGAGAAGTAGGTCTGCATCTTCTTGGAGAACTTGACACCCACGCCGACGGGCACGTCGCGGGCCTTGCCAATGATCTTGCCTTGGTCGTCGGTGTCGCCCGTCTGCATGATGTGTGTCAGCACTATGACGGACGCGCCCATCTTAGGCCCGGTCAGGTGATCGAGGATGGCGCCGTAGTATTTGCCTGCCACGTTGTAGAGGGAACGCCCATCGCGCTTGGCTTCGGGGTCCTCCTGTGCAGCAAGCAGCAGCAGTTCACCGAGGAAGGTACCACTGTCGATGACGACCACATCCTTCGGAGTCCACGACGCGCATGGCCCCAGGTCCTCGCCGCCCACCACCTTCCAGTGTTCAAGCATCTTGCAGAAGCGCCGCATCTCGTCGAGCGCCTGCTTGGTTGCTTGGCCGGACGCGCCTGTGAACAGGTTGGTGCCCGTGATCTTGGCGGCAGCGTAGGTGCTGACGTAAACGTCGGCTGCGTTGTCGCGCAGATATGATCCGATGACGCGCGTGTTGGCGTCGAAGTCGTGGATCATGAGGCGGTAGCCTGCGTTGGCAAGCTGGGCCAGTGATCCGGTCTTGCCGGAGGCTGCTTCCCCACAAAGCAAGATGCGGGGAGGCGGCGCGGTTTCATTAAACTTTGGCATCGAAAAGAGACTCCGTTGTCGATTGGGTTTGTGTTGTGTTGCGTGGATCGGCTTGCCACTGGGAACACCAGCGGGATACCGGACACCAGTTCTGGCAGCGGACTGCCTCGCCGGGTCGGTACTCAACATACATCGCAGCCGAGGACGATGCAAGTTCTTCTGCTTCCTGCGCCGTATCGAACAGCCTGACGGCACGTTGTGCGCCGCGCTTCATGACCGCGTACTTCGAGGGCTTGACCCAACGGTCAGCATCGGAGCATGGCGCGGGATCGGCAGCTTGGTGTAGGCGCAGGCGCTCCTCGATGAAGGCGTCCGTGTAGGCTTCACCCCAAAGCGGAATGTCAAGGCGCACCACCTGGGCTTGCGGGTAGCCAGACGTTCGGCCCGCTTCGTTCTTGGACCAATCGCGCAAAATAGCAATGATGGCAATGGCTTCGATGGACAGCCCCACCTCACGCTGCAACAGGCGCCTATAGATGTTGGTCTGCTGAACCCACTCGGGCGCCGGGATGTTGTCGCGCACCTTCCACACCGACGTGACCTTGAAATCATAGAGCGTGCCTTCGTCGAGGGCAACGTGATCGGCCTGACCCTTCAGCTTCCAGCCTGCGTACTCGGCCATGACGGTGACTTCGTTTACAGACGACAAGCTTTGCAGGCCAGCCCGCTCGATGATGTGGTGGGTGGATTGCCCGAGCAGGGACCACATCCTATCCGACACATCCTCTTCGATCTCGGCACCATGCTTGAGGCGCAGCGCCCGTAGCTGGGGTGGCGACAGCAGTTCGGTTACGGATATGTCAGCATTGCCCTTGGTGTAGGAGTCATTGCTGACAGCGCGCACCATAACGTCAGGCAGGCGCAATCGGTTTGTTAGTTTCATAGCTGGGTGTCCAGTATGTTGGCTGCCACGGAGGCAACGGGTTTCTTTTTGCGTGAGGCGGCGTTCGTCTTCTTCAGCTTGGCGGCAGCCTCGGTCACGGCGGCGTCGTCGGCACGGGCCTTGCGGTTCCGCACATTGATAGCGCGCAGTTCCTCGATGGCCCTGTCCAGAACGTCGGGCGTCATGGCTTCGGGGTCGCGGGCAAATACCTGGGCGCGCGTCAGCTTCTCTAGAGGAGAAGGGCTGCTCCCATCAACAGCATCAGATGTACTAGTCTCATTTTGGTTCATAGCCCTTGCTCCTTGCCGTTTCATATTCCCGTTGAAGTAATCCAATCCAATCGTCCATCATGTCAAGCGCCGAAACCATGTTGTAGTTCCCGAAGTCACGGTCAAGAACCACTTCGCCCTCGCCGTTCTCTGGTTCCCAAGTCAGGTATCCGATAATGGTACCACGCTTAACATCACCTTGACGTGACTTCAAGTCACCGAAGTCAAGCGCCGCCAGACGATGGTTCCTAAATGATATGCTGCTCATTCCTTTTCTCCCAGCGCCGCTTCTTCCGGTGCATCGCGCCGGGCTTGAGCAATGCGCGCATCCACTTCAGCGGGCGTGAGGCATTCCCCCCAATAATTAATTTGAGGATTCAGGTCTTCCGCTTGAATGCGGCTTCCATTCATTATCCAGTAACCATCCCAATATGCGGGGGATGGGATGCCGTTGTATAAATAGAGCCAATGCCAACCACGGTATTCCTGCTTTGGAGGAACCCCATGCTTGCCGGGCCATCCGTTATTTTCAATCATTCCTTTTCTCCCAGCGCCGCGCGGGCCAGTCTTTGGGCCACGCTCAACAAGGCGTGAATGCCCCATTCGCGCGCTGTATCGGCGTTGATGGAGCGCACACAACGGCAACCACCATTTGTGTGCATCCCTCCACGAATGAACACCACACAGCCCCCATCTCCGCATCCGCCAATTTGATCCGCGCGTCTGAGGTATTCGGCGGCAAGGGTTTTAACGTCGCTCATTCCTTTTCTCCCAGCGCCTTTGTC